TGGAACTATCCGCGTCTGGAACCTGGCCGACACGCCGATCACTATGACTCGCAACCGGGCCGTACTCATGGCTCGGCAGAACGATGTTGACGTTCTGGTGATGGTGGATTCGGACATGAAGCCCGACATCCTTATGGGCCAAGAAGGAGTGAAGCCGTTCTTCACATCGTCCTTCGACTTCTTGGTGAACCACTACGCCAAGGGTCCATGCGTCATCGGTGCGCCCTACTGCGGGCCTCCGCCAGTTGAATGCGTCTACGTGTTTCGGTGGCAGCACATGCAGTCCGAGAACCCCAACCCGGACTTCCAGCTTGAGATGTACGACCGTCACACGGCCGTGAAGCTGGCTGGCATCCAAGAGTGCGCTGCGCTCCCGACTGGTCTGATTATGTACGACATGCGGGCGTTTGCTCTCACGGAACCAAAGACGGCAGAAGACAAGCCGTGGTTTTATTACGAGTGGAAGGACAAGTTCTGTGCTGAGAAGGCATCCACTGAGGATGTGACGCAGACCCGCGACCTCTCACTCGTTGGCACCCAGAAGCTGGGCTACAACCCGGTCTACTGCAACTGGGATGCGTGGGCCGGTCACTGGAAGCCCAAGTGCGTCAGCAAGCCGCAGTTCATCGACGCCAGCCAGATTGCTCAGAAGATGAAGCAGTCCTTTGAGGCTAACGTGGACATGAACGTCAAGCTCGTTGACCTCAAGGCTCCCGCTGACATTATGAGGCGATTGCCGGCGAGTGTCTGACTACAAGACTTGTGTCGAATGCGGGACCTCTTACCCCGCAACCACGGCGAACTTCCACAAGTCCAAGGACGGCTTCCACTCCAAGTGCAGGAAGTGCCGCAACAAGGGCGAGCGTGGCGCAAGGAAGAAGAAGCGGAACAAGAAGCTAGAAGAGATTGAGAAGGGCGCAGTCGATCTCTTCACGGCAGCAGCGAGGATTGGCGGGGCAAACATCCCGCACTCCTCGGAGCTGCTGGAAGTCCTCATGGAATACTTCGGTGGCGTCCGCGGGTTCGCTAACGCCTATATGAAACAATTTTACGACGCTCCCGTGGGCGGTGCGTTTAGGACCAAGATGCTGGACTCGGTTGTCCGACTGGTCGTAGGGAATACGGCCATGGGCGGCGCCAAGAAACCCTTGGAGTTGATGAGCGAAGAAGAACTGGAAGCCGAACTCCGGAGACAGGTCCTGGAGGCGGCGATGAGTCTCAAGAAAGTTGAGGTTGTAGATGAAGTGCGAAACCTGCCGCTGGTTCAACCTGATTCCGGGGCCGGGGCCGTGGGCGCAGTGCCGCCGCTATCCTCCGAGGTGGGTGGATCAGGACACATGTGCGTACCCAGTGGTGACGGCTGAAGACGGCTGCGGCGATCATGAAGAAGCACCCAAAGATTCCACCGCCCCCACCAGCTGAAGGCCCCATCGGCGGGCTGACACAGCACGCTCTTGGGCAGATGAAGGACGTTCAGGCCGAACTGTCCGAACGTCGCCTTGAAGCGTTGCGTCTGTACGTGCCGATGCCGAAGCAAGATGACTTCCACAAGTGCATGTCCTCTGAGCGATTGGTGATCGGCGGCAATCGTTCGGGCAAGAGTGCGTGTTCATTCGTTGAGGATGCCCGCGCAGCCACAGGCCAAGACCCTTATGGGAAGTATCCCAAGGAGGGCGGCAACCTTGTGATCATCGGGAAGAACTGGCAGCACATCGGCATGGTGGTCTACCCCATGCTGTTTAAGGCCGGGGCGTTCAAGATCATCAAGGACCGCACCACCGGCAAGTGGCGAGCGTTCAATCCCGGCCTGCTGGGGGACGTTGAACGTGTTGCACAGGCCAAGCCCGCGCCGCCGTTGATTCCGCCCCGACTGATCAAAGACATGTCATGGGTGCAGAAGAACGCTGGCTACCTCAACAAGGCCGAACTCAACAACGGCTGGACCATTTACTGTTTCTCGTCTGAGGGGGAACCACCCCAAGGATTTCAAGCCGACCTTGTACATATAGACGAGGACATCAATAACGAGCGCTGGGTAGGCGAAATGCAGGCTCGCTTGTCTGACCGCAAGGGTCGCTTTGTATGGTCGGCTATGCCATGGAGCAAGAACGACGCACTCCTTGGTCTTTGCGAGCGTTCCGACAAGGCCGAGGAGCTAGGCCAAGAAGTCCCGCTCATCAAGAAGTTCGTCCTCCGGTTCTTGGACAACGACCACATCGACCCGGAAGAGAAGAAGAAGAACATCGAACGCTGGTCGGCTCTCGGGATGGATGAACTCCGCATGCGTGCGGAAGGTGAGTTCACCACCGAATCAACGCTCATGTACCCGACCTTCAATGCGTCAGTCCACATGATGCAGAGGTCCGAACTCCCTGATGGGCTAATCCCATCGGACTGGACTCGCTACGTGGGGATCGACCCAGGCCACGCGGTCATGGCAACCCTGTTTCTTGCGATCCCGCCAGACGAGAAGTTCTGGCTCATCTATGACGAACTGTACATCCGCAACTGCAACGCGCTGATCTGGGGCGAACAGTTCTGTCAGAAGGCGATGGAGCAGAACATCTACACCGGGATCATGGACATGCACGGCGGTGCGCTGCGTGACCTTGGGTCGGGAAGACTTCCGCATGAGCTGTACTCCGAGGAACTCAAGAAGCGCAAGTTCCGCTTCCAGTTGACGAACACGCAGTTCATCCCGGGGTCGGATGACATCCAGGCCCGTACGGCACTTGTCAGGCAGGCACTGCACATCAAGGGCGACGGGACCACTAAGCTCAAGTTTTTAGAGGGTGGGTGCCCGAACCTCCTCAGAGAAATCAAGCGGTACAGGAAGAAGACAACGACGGTCAACGGCCAGGTATACGTGACTGACGAACCACAGACCCGAGGCGAGGTCCACGCCTGCCAGGTCTTGGAATATCTCTGCGCCAACGAACCGAAGTACCACAAGCCACCCAAGACCTACGGCCCTACTCCATGGTGGGTGGACTACTTAGACAGGAAGAAGAAAAGAGAGCGGGCGTCCGAAGACTCCTGCGTGATCCTTGGCCCTATGGGAAGCCGGAAATGACTAGCTACGAAATGCCCGAAGTGAAGATTGGCGACATGGTTCTGTTCTACGCCCATGAGGGTGCGGACCCTGTCATGGCCTTTGTGACCACCACGGCCTCGCGGACCCTGACCCTTTGGTCCGTGGTCCCCGGATACGGCGGGGTGGAGAAGTCCAGCGTCCATCACAAGGACGATCCGGGGGTCCAGGAGTTCCCGGCGTGGAAAGAATACGGCTTCTGGGGACCCCGGCCGGCGGGCAAGGAAGCGATCCTGTCCGAGAAAGTCGCCCTTCTTGAGAAGAAAGTGGCCGAACTTGAGGGCCGGAAGGGCAATAGACAGTAGGGAGACTGTATGCCAGCGAAAGCCGTGTTTGACCTTGCCCTTGCTGCGCGCCTTCATGCCAATGGCATGACGCTGTGTCGGGTTTCCAAGGTTCCCGGAATGCCCTCACAGACAGCCCTAAAGCGACACTTGCTTGCGGGCGGCCATGAGGTATGGACTGGACCGTGGAAGCTGCGGGCGGTGTCTGCCGACGCGCTCGCAGAGCTTCATCACACCCGCGGCCTAACGGCCGGGCAGATAGGCGAAATGTTTGACTGCTCCGCCAGCGCAGTCAGGCGCAAGGCGGCGGAGCTTGGCCTTTCAAAAGGCCGGGGCTGTGGGTCAACGAAGCACCCTCCAGGGCCGTCTCATCCGAACTGGCGCGGCGGAAAGCACACGTCTCCCAGTGGCTATGTATTTGTTCGTCGCCCTGACAATCCAATGGCCGGCGCGAACGGATACGTTGCAGAACATCGCCTAGTGATGTCGGAAAAGATTGGCCGTCCATTGGCCAGCAAAGAGCAGGTGCATCATGTCAATGGAATCAAGGATGACAACAGGCCGGAAAACTTGATTGTTGTCAAATCGGGCAAGCATCAGCAATTGCACGCAGACCACAGGCGAGAGGTGTGGGGGCTTCGGAAGCGAATCGAAATCCTTGAGTCGCAGCTCAATCCCGCTCCAGAACTGAAGGTGATGGGATGAGCAACGACAACCCCCTGGCTCCAATTGCGAAGAACTGGCTAAAATTGATCAGTTTAGCCGAGGCCCATAAAAAGGCGTTCACAGACGACGCAAAGGAGGCGATGGGGTTCTACGCGAGCGATCCATCGGTTATGTGGGAAAATAGTTACGCCCATGGGGAGCGGGGCTACAACCGCGGCATCGACCCTCCCGCCTTCCGGATGACGGTCAACCGTGTCTGGGAAGCCGTCCGCTTGTTCTCGGCGGTCATTCATCACCGGAACCCTGCCAGGACGGTCAACGCGAGGCAGTTCCCCATCATCGGACCACAGCTGCTGGGAATCTTCCCGCAACCCCCGGTTCCGCAGATGGGTCCAGAAGGCCCTGTGATGGGGCCTGACGGCCAGCCGGTGATGATGCCCGATCCTGGCGTCCAGGCGTACCAGCAGGGCATGGAGCAGCAGCAGTTCGCATTTGAGCGCCGCAAGGTTGTCTCCAAGCTCTTGGAAGACTACCTCAACTACACACCCAACGAGCTTGATCTAAAGCGTCACTCTCGGAAGGTTGTGGAAGAGGCGTTCATCAAGGGCGCTGGCGTATGGTGGCATGAGCTGTATTCGCCGCCCGGCTCAAACGTGAAGATGGCTGGATCGTTCTTCGACTCCATCGACAACCTGACTTGGGACCCTGACGCCGACGAGTTTGAAGACATCCGCTGGGCCGCACGCAAGCGCGTTCAGCCCGTCGATGAAGTGGCGGCGAAGTTTGGCCTGTCTGTTGATGACCTCAAGGGTCACGCAGAGTCTTACTCCTCGCGGGTGAATGAAGACCAGCGCGGCTACAAGACCCAGAAGCGGGCGGGCAAGACGGCCGATCTGATCTGCTACTGGGAGGTCTACTCCAAGATCGGATTCGGTGACAGGCTCAAGGACTCCGACAAAGACCTCCGTGGCAAGTTTGAGGCCATGGGGCCGAACTGCTACATCGTCGTTGCCGAAGGTGTGGACTTCCCGCTGAACTGTCCACCCAAGATGCTCCAAGAGCCGGTGGACGAGACGGGTATTCCGCAGCAACTGTTTATGAATACCCAGTGGCCCATCCCCTTCTGGGCCGAGCCGCAGGGATGGCCGTTCACTCTTCTTGCGTGGCACGGCAAGCCCGGCTACTCATGGCCCGTCTCTCTGATTCGGCCTGGGATCGGTGAGCTTCGATTCATTAATTGGGCGATGTCCTTCCTTGCAACACGCATCGCAGCGTCCAGCCAAGTTCTCATTGGCGTGTCGAAGGCTGCGGACGAGAACCTCAAGAGCAAGCTGCTTGAGAAATCCGAGGGCGGGTTCAAGATTGTGGAAATCTCCGAAGCCATCGGCCGGTCGGTCAACGATGTGATCTCAGTCTTCCAGCTCCCCGCGGTTACTGAGGACCTGTACAGGATCATCGCGGAGGTCACCGCCCTCTTTGACCGGCGAGTGGGCCTGACAGAGTTAATTTACGGCATGACCAGAAATCAGTTCCGGTCGGCTGCAGAGGCCAACGTGAAGGCCGAGCAAATCTCGGTCAGGCCAGACGATTATGCGAACACGCTGGAAGACGCCCTTTCGGATGTGGCGAGGAAGGAAGCCCTCCTTGCCCGCTGGCTGATTCAGCCACAAGACGTTGCACCGCTCATGGGGCCGATGGCAGCCCAGGCGTGGCAGATGCACGTACAGCAGGAAGACCCAGATTCCATCGTCAGGGAATACACCTACCGCGTCGAAGCCGGCTCCGCAAGGAAACCCAACATCGCTACCAAGACTGAGAACCTCAACAACCTGATGCAGGTGATGATGCCTGTCGCTCAGGGCATGTTGCAGTCTGGAAATCCTGCGCTCTTCAACACCCTCATGGCCAAGTGGGGCGAGGTCAACCAGATGGATGTGGCCGACTTCGCCGTGCCGCCTCCGCCACCACCGCCACCAGGGCCTCCTCCTGGCCCGCCTCAAGAAGGCCAGCCGCCACAAGGCCAGCCCGAAGCCCCTCCCCCGGGACAGTAGTTGTATATGGACCTCCCATTTGACATCGCCAACTCATCCTCGTCCGTGCGGGCCCATTACCGCCGCATGGTTGAGGCTGGCCAGAATCCCCGCTTTGCTGAAATGTGCGCGCTTCAATCCCCTCCCGGGACGCAAGGCACGGACCGTGCGTTCATGGAAGGCCGCATGAACAACCAGCAACTGGACTCCATGCCGCTCCGCCAAGCCAAGTACGTGGCTGACGAGGCCAAGGCCGCTGGGATCAACATCTCAGGCAAATACTACTGCGGCGGCATTGCCAACCAGCGCGGCTGGCGTGACCCCAAGGCATGGGTGTCCAGCAATGATGACGTTCTCCGTGTGGCAAAGGAACGCAGGATGATGGTGACCGGGAGCGTCAACTATGACCCCGGCCCTGCCCCGCCGAAGCGAACACTCATCAACGAATCAATCGTCAAGGACTTGGTGCGGCGGGAAAAGAAGAAGAACCCCGGCGCCAAGACTTCCGAACTCCGTGAAAAGGTCATTGAAAAACACGCCTACAAGGTAAAGAACCGATGAACGAGATTGCTCGCCACTTCTCCCCCGGCATGGTTGTCACCGCCAACTCCTCGGCGGCAACCACCTCGGGCATGTTCCCATTCGGCCGCTTCGGCGGCGCATGCGTGATGATCGCCAACACTGGCGGCGGCACGCAGATCAACTGGCACGGCACGGTCGACCCCTCTGTCACGCCAAGGCAGGTGTACGCTGACGGTTCTGCGGTTGTCACGGCCCTCACCATCGGCATTCACCCGGTGCCAGACGCCTGCTTTGCATCCAACTATGTGGTGCCCGTCGTTTCGGGTGCCACCACCTGTGCGATGACCGTCATGGCAAAGGGCTGACATGGGCTTATCCCCGCGCACACTCCGCCCCGCGAATAACTTCACGCCCCGCTCCATCCCCGGCCTCGCCCTCTGGCTTGACGCTTCTTCGGCCGACACGCTTTACACCACCGACGCGGGGCCGGTGACGGCGGTGACTCAGCCTACGGATATCGCGGGGTGCGTTGGGTGGTGGGATGCGAGCGATGCGGCGAGCATCACGCAGAGCGGAGGGCTGGTCAGCCAGTGGAACGACAAGAGCACGGCGGGCAATCACGCGACGGCTAGTAGCACCGCGAGGCCGACCACTGGAACCCGTTCGCTAAACGGCAAAAACGTCCTTGACTTCGACGGCACTGCCAACGCAATGGCAACGTCGCTGGCAGACGCCGCGACACAGACCGTTTTGTTTGTCGCCGTCTCTGACGTTGCATCAGGCGGTCGCGTGTGGAGTTACGGGACAACCAATCGCGGGGTGTTCTCCGATTCCGGCACATGGGCGTTCTGGCGGCAGCAAACATCAGGCCCCATTTCATTTGGCGCGACGGCCTCCGCAACCTCGCCGTCTGTAGCGTGCGCGTTGTTTACCAGCAACTCGTCCTTGACGACTTTCGGGAACGGGGCTCAAGGGACAACTAACGACCCCGTTGATTCATCAGGTGCGACGTTCAACATCGGCAAGGAATCGACCTCGTTCCATAACGGCTACATTGCCGAGATCGTCATATACAACACCGCCCTCACCACCGCAGACCGCGCCCGCGTCGAAGCCTACCTCGCCACCAAGTGGGGCATCTCAGGCGTCCACGCACAGGCCACCGCCTCCAGCGATCCGGTGGGGTACTGGGCCGACAAGTCGGGCAACGCGAGGCACGCAACGCAGGGTACGGCGGGAAGCAGGCCGACGATCAGTGCTATGGGTAGCCGACGCGCCCTGCGACTAGGAGCGTCCGGTGCAGTTAGCAGGCTCTCTCTCGGCAATCTCTCTGCGGCCTTTCCTGCGGCGGGCAATGTTTTTGTTGCATTCCAGCCCAATAGCGACTCGCAATACACGCTTTATTCAACCCGTAACAACGATGACACATACGCCAACACCTCAACTTCGCTGTGGGGGACGTGGGTAAACACACGCACGTCTGTAACGTCTTATCGCCCAAGCAGCGGCGCGCACGTTGCAAACTTGTACGGGACAAGTGGCTCGTTCTCTGTCATTGAGGATGGCGCTCTTATCCACTCTTCATCGGCCCTGACTTGGGAGCCGGGTAACGACCACAACATCGGCTCGCGGTCTGCATCTGCTGGTGGGCAAACGCCGCTGGACGGATGGATTGGCGAAGTAATCGCGTACAACCGCGATCTCACCACCGCAGAACGCCAACGGCTGGAACGCTACTTAGCCGCCCGCTGGGGTATCACCCTCGCCCCGCAAGTCAGCAACGCTGATGCACAGGATTGGGTGAATCGCGTCTATGCCAACGGCGGCACGGTGAGTTCCAGCACGGCGGCGGCGGTGAATACCCTGTGCGACTCACTGGATGCGGCATCGCTACGCGACCGCTTTTACCGGCTCAACCTGTTCTGCGGCACAGGACTCAACGCCGCACTGGTTCCGCTCTATCGGGGGCCGTCGCTCGGCGGCACGCAGTACGGCAACACCACCGACACCAACAACGCGTTCGTCGGCGTCGGCACCGACTACGCAGAGACGGGGGCTGGCGGCGGTCTGCTTGGCAACGGAACAAGCAAGTATCTCAACACCGGCCTGACGGTGAGCAACATCGGGACAGCATCCAGCGGGCATATGTCCGCGTATCACGGCCTGAGCAGCGGCGTGAACGCCAACCGCTACTACCTTGGTGCTAACGACGCATCAACGTCGAATCGCTTCTACCTCGGTACGGATTCGTTCTCCTCGGCGACTGTGTTTGGAAGTTACGGCGCGACTCAGAACGCCACTCAGTCTCTCGCAGCAAACGGCCACGGCCCTGCCGGTCACAGAATCCTGTCGCGCGAGACAGACTCTTCGCTCACGCACTACCACAACGGTTCAGTGGTGGCGACAAACACAACGCCGATCACGCCTGCTGTTTCGACTGCTGCGTTCGCTGTCTTTGCCGCGAACCGAAACGGCACTGTGGACAGGTTCCACAACTCTTGGATTGCCGCCTACTCAATCGGCCTTGGGTTCAACTCAGCGCAGGCCGCCGCCTACCGGGACATCATGCAGACATTTCAAACCGCTCTCGGAAGGAACGTCTGATGACCCTCGCAGAGTTCCTAGCCACGCCGCTGCCCGACACCGCCACTCTCCAGACGTTGGCGATTGTGTTCGACACCGCCCTTGCCCAGAAGATGCTCAACTACCATTCTTGGTACGGCGACCCTCGCTGCACCGTGTACCCTGCCGCCCTGGCCGATGGTCGGTGGTGTCATGTGGCCGACATACTGCCGCAGTGCATCGCGGAAGGCGGCATCTATGCGGCGGGATTCGCACGGCTGGACGCGGCGAACTTCGCAAGCGTGGAGGTTGTGCCGCTGGCAGACCTTGAGTTTGCCACCGACGCCGTGCCGCAACTTGTGCCAGAGGAGTCCCCTAGCCCTGTGAACTAGGCCACCGAATCCAACAAGCCCTCCCGAGGGCAATAGTCTTCCATGTGGCCGTTCACTGGCGTAGAGCGAGCGATTGACCGTCTTCGCCTGCGATTGGTGAGGCCATGCGGTTTTTGCGTTCGTCCCATATCCCAGAGGTCT